CCCCTGCACCCACCCCTGCACCCGAGGGAAAAGACCCCGAGAAAATGAGTGTGAATGAGTGGAGAGAAGCGTTGCTGGGACATCCCGAGAACCCCGTGTCGATGGGAGCTAATGGGATTGCCCAGATCGCCGCACCCGCGAACAGTGAGGGTGCAAACCTAATTATGAAATGCTTTGAATCTTTCATGCCCCGCCTGGATACAGATGCCAACGGAACCCCGTGGTTCGACAGCAAGGAAGACTGCATCAAGGCCCTGCGTGAATTTTACGGCAAGAATCAGGATGCGAGGAAGGCCCTGGAAGAATATGGAAAGGAGCGCACAACAAAACTACTGGCGAATTTCAAGGCGGCCAAGGTGGCTGCAACCAATGGCGAAATTTGGGAAGAAGGAAAATAGACTATGGCAAAAGCACAGTTAGGTGGTGGAGCGTTGTTTCGTAACCAGCGCAAGGTGGCGAAGCTCACAATTGCGGCGGACATCGTTCCAGACAGTCATCCTAAAGCTCCGGAAATGTCGGGTGATATCGGGTTCACCAAGGAGGCGGTGACACTGTTGATGCAGCAATTCAAAGATAAAAAAACAGAGGTGAGCAGGGTCAGCAACCAGCACGAGGCGAAGCTGGAGATCGCGGCTTCCATCAGGTTCCAGCAAGATAAGGTGACCCCGTACCTGTCGGTCTGGTTCTCACCCCCATACGAAGCACCGAAGGCGGCAAAGGAATCCTCGGATTTCGATGATGACATTCCCTTTTGAGATGACACTGGAAGAAGCTCGTGCCGCTTGGTTTACCTCTATAAATGGGAAGGGCAGTCACTGCCCATGTTGTGATCGGTGGGGGAAAATCTACCCCCGCCAGTTCAACAGCACGATGGCACGCTCCCTCATTTGGCTAGCGTCATCGAACGGAAAGGATGGGTGGTGCGACGTTCCAAATGTCGCACCAAAATCCATTGTTCGTACCAACCAACTACCCACCACCCGATGGTGGGGTCTGAGCGAGCGCCAACCATCTGGAGATAGCAGTTTGAAAAACTCTGGGTGGTGGCGTGTCACGGATAAGGGAAATCGCTTCGCGAGGGGAATGATCACCGTTCCGAAGACGGTGTTTACTTACAATGGAAATGTTCTGACTTTCAGTGATGATCTCATTCACATCCGAGAGGCATTCAAAAATACTTTCGATTATGAGTCAGTCATGCTGCCAGTTCTAGAGCCCGATGAAAGGCAGTGTGAATGGGAATTTTAGAAGCGATGATTTCTTGCTAGCAAACTGCGAGCGGGCTGGGCGCACCCAGCGGTGCCTCTATGGCAGACGCACCACCTGTCGATGATGAGGTTCAGTAGTTCAGGTCGGTATCCAATCCGGCCTCGCAGACCAGCAAGCAAGATCGTCGAGCAAATAAACCCAGAGGATGAAAGGCAAGTATGAATGGGAATTTTAGAAGATGCGTCTGCCCTCGTTGAAGGCAAGAGGGCGCACACATACGGAGATTCCGTGGTCCTTCACCGCCGAATTGGAAGGCTGTTCAATACCTACATGGACGGGAAAACAGAGGTGTCAGCCTATGACGCCGCTGTCTTCTTGATGTTGGTAAAGATCGCACGGATGCGACACAAGCCCAGCACCGATAGCCACACAGACGTGGCTGGCTATGCATCTATTTGTCAGAAAATATTTGAGGAGGAAGAAGATGGTGGGGACTAAGGGAAGAGCCCGCCGGTTCGGCAGCCCGCACGTCAGCTACAACGTGCTGCTCCCAGAAACAACGATCTCCGCAGTCAAAGAGTTAGCTACCATCCAGGGTGTCCCAACAGCACAGATTGTCAGAGACATTCTGGACAATGGGTTAAGCAATGATCAGCCCATCGACGCTGCAATTAAGGCAGTGAAGAATGCATATCCACTACCTCGATATGCCGATGGCAGTACACTCGGAGATCAGATTGCTCAGAAGATTAAAGAGGCTTGTGATCTGAATGGGTATGGATGATCTCGATATTGCAGTTGAGCAATATCTTTATTGGCAGAGACAGGGGATGACGCATCACGAAATGGTCATTGCTGTTGAGGGCCAGTGGTATCCCGGTATGTATGGAGATGATGTGGTCGTAATCCTTACCCGAGCTTGGCATGGACTAAGCCGGAATAAAGAAGGGGAGCCGGGTGACTAATCCGGCTCCCCTTCTAAGAATCATCTAACGAGGTGACATCAGATGTTGTGCGCGCAATCTCGGTATAGCATGGGCTTGCATAGGCGTCTACTAATCCCGATGCACTCCGGACTTGTCTATTCTCAACCGCTCCCGGCGGTTTGCTTCACGCGAAACATGGGAGACATGGACCCAGCCACTGGCAGGCTCGCCGCTGTAGTATTCCAGAATTAGCTGATCGAATTCCACGCTCTGCCCGATCCAGTGATAAAGATCGAGATTGTCTACGCCAGGGATCTCGATATCAGCAGCTTGACCCTTGGTGTGCTGACTCGTGTTTTTGCTGCCGATTGCTTTGTTGACTTCCGGGGCGCGGAAAGCGCTGCTGACGATAACGGGGCGGTTCCAGTATTTGCGGATTGGCTCCAGAACGTACTCGCACAGATCAACCATAGCCTCAAGCTGGTCGCCATCTGGACTGTTATCGAGCCCCTTCCGCAACGCGGTCTGGCTTTTAATCATCTCGTCGAGACTGAAATGTGGCGATAGTTTCATTTCTTGATCGCCGCTCGCGCTTTACCCATCGCACGATTGCCAAACCAGAACGACATGATGGCGGCGAAGAGGGCCTGGGTTTCAGCGTCCCATGTCACGTCTAACGCAGTCGTCCAATCGACGCCTTGCATAAATATCAGCGAGTAAACCATGCCTGCCTTGACGGCCAGAAACGCCAGCATGAACAAATAGGTGATGACGGGCCGGACGCTAGCTTGAAGGCCCACCACCCAGCCGCCCCGTGCGGCAAGTGCAGTGTCGTGGGCGTATAGCCCTTTGGTTTCGGCTATGTCGGCTTCGGCGTCCAGTTCTTGGAGCTTGAGGGTGCTTAGCTGAGCGGCGTACTGGGCTTTCGCCTCCAGCATCTTGAGTTCTTGTTTATTCGCTTGGCCTTGTTTGAAAAAGCCAAGAATCTCGGGAACGATACTCGTTCCAAATCCGAGCAGACTGCCCAATAAGGTTAGAATTTACTTGCCCTCAATTTACGCCGCGAATTCCCATAAAAACTTCTTTTGTAATGGATGTGTGTCTATGCGGGGCCTTGACTGTCTATTCCAACTATCGCCTCCGCGTTCCCCAATTAACTTCCAACCAGAGGCTCGAAGTGATGCCCCGCCTTCTTCTGGGAGAGTATAAGTCCCTATTATTCTATACCCTAAAGCAAAGCACGCCTTCGCGGCTGCTCCGTAAAGAAACGAACAAGCGTTTTTTGTGCCGTCGGTGCATAGTCGTGTAACCTCAAGTGTTTCCCCATCATCACGATGGCGGCTAACTGGTCTACCGACAATTACGACACCAACGACCAATCCATACTTTACTGCGCCTATACTATACTTATGGCCTATCACGGGAGAGTGATGACGATGGTGTTTATCTATAAAAGCATTCGCTTCTTCTAAAGATACAGCAATTCGATCAAGCACTTACCTGCCTTTCTTGCGGCTAACGACGGCATCAGCACCAAAGAACGCCATGATGACGCCTGCGAGGCTGAGATAAATCATCTCCGCTGCGGGCATCTGCGCGGCCCGTTCCGGCCAGACGAAGCTCGATGCAATAGTCACCAGAATCGCAAGCATGGCGATGTATGCGAGGCGTCTACGGTTTTGCTGCCACGCCAGCTTATCAGGGACGCCAATGTCATCGGGCATAGTTGATCACCTGCTGGTCACCTTAGAAAAGGTCGCCCTGCCGCTGCGCTTCTGCGCTATTGGCCAGGATGATTCGGTCGATGACCGGAATCCAATCCACGGGGTAGAACGCAAAGCAATGCGATCCTCGTGCGTTCGTCTTGGGGCGCAGCACCTTTGGCGGTTGGCGTTCGTATTCCTTCACGTACTTTTGCATCACTGCGTCGCCTACTGCCCACGTCACGTGCTTGTGGGGCTCTACGCGCAGGGCGCGGAAGGTCTCTACAACCTTGACCGTACCCTTGGCGTCAGCCATTACCTCGTTCCTTGAGAACCAACGCGCCAATCGCCGCAACGATCCCAGCCCACATCATCCAGCTTAGAGACAGCAGAAACGAGAGGCCGATCAATACAGCGGAGGCTGCCGCCCAGCTTGAGGGCTCCATGGCCCTGCCGGACACCCAACCCCACGCCTTTCCCACAATGTTATCCTTCATTTTACGCCTCCTATTTTAGACCGAACCTTTTATTGTCTGGTCAATGCTTCGGTACGCAACTTCCGGACACCGTACACAATCTCATTTGACATACGGCGGATCTCATCCAGGGCCTCGCGTTTCTGACGGGGGGTTGCATCCCTGTCCTGCTTGATCTGCTTGCGGAACTTCCTCATTTCATCAAGCTGGACCTTGAGTTTCTCGATGTACCCTGCATTGGCCTCCAGATTTGCGCGTGATCTGATGAGGTAATCCTCTCCCTCAACATCCCCTTTTTCCCTCAGGTTATTGAGGCTGCCAACGAAGATGTCCAACTCCTTATACAGATCATAGAAGGTCTGTACCGGCCCTCGACCCTGTTCTTCTTGCAGGAAGCGACCCAGGACAGGCCATTCATCCAGCCGTCTGGCCTCTCTCTCTGGCAACCCAGCAGCCACGCGGCCCACCGAATCTGCCGCCATCAGGGCATAGCTTCCCAGGGTGCCAACATAACCACGGAAGATATGGTCTACCTTCTGGGCACTCAGCCTGCCCCCTGCCTTATCGACAGCCTCGGACAGCATGATGGCGAACGGTGATGTAAATGTAGGATCAGCACCGATCCAGCTTTCGTTCTTTCCCTCCCAGAACCCGACCACTGGCTTACCTCTATAGAAGCTGTAATTCGCCACGCCCTCAAGCACGGGCATAGCCCATTGAGGGGTAGGATTAAAGTTCAGGGTGGTGCCGCCATGGCGCAGGATCGCATCCCATGTTTCCCTGCCATCGGACGAGCCATCAATCAGACGGATTATGCGTTCAGGAATAACCTTGAACAGCACCCCCACCTCAAACGGGATAGGGATACGAACGGCTGGTGCATTCTTACTCATGCCCACCCATGTCGGTGGGATAATCCAGTAATTATCTTTGATGTATTCCGGGGCATTGTGATACCAGGGATCATCCTCCTCATCACTGTGTGCATGAGCAAGATAGTATCCGGTAGTAAGAGCAATGATGGTGGCAGCACGCCAGTAGAACCTCGACTTCCTGGCTTGCCTATCCCAAGTCGTCACCTCTCCCCTCATCCCACGATGCAGCACATCAAGGCCTTGCACGCGAGCGTTCAGGAACGGAATAATCGCCGTCATGTAACGCATCGCCGCACTTGCCCCCTTGCGGGAGAAGTTGATGACCTCCAAGGATTCATGCGCCGCCTGTGCTTCGTTATGTGTTTCTTGCAGAACCCGGTTATAAACCGCAATTCTGGTGGAGGTATCGGAAGCCGCAGCGAATTTATCCCAAGCCCTCCATAAACGGCTTGGCGCATCACGCAATCGGATTGGAGCCCCTTCTTTCTGATGTTTCTTGAATGCCTTGAAGACACTGTTCATGTCGCCCTTGAAGTCATAACCCCCGACAACACCAGCATTTTCTAGTGCAGCAGCACTTGTAGTGCCCATCAAGGCTTCTCCAAAACCGCGCAAGGTTCCCACAACCGGCGTTATATTGACACCAGATGTTGTCCATGCCGAGAACGTATCCCTCAACATATTGGCGACCATGAAGCCTGGGTCCTTGGTCACCAACTCTCTCAACAGTTGAGCAGGCAATGCTTGAAGGCCCAGAAATGGCATGTCTATATCGTTGGTCACAACCAGGGAATTGATCAGCATCCGGTCGCCAATCCAATACCACTTGGTTTCCCCATTGACGCGAATCCCCAGCTTATCTGCCTGTGGCCCGGTCGTGTCATCCGGCGCTTCGTCCTCCGAGAGTGGGCGTGCCATGGTATCGCCCATCAACCGCAAGTCCCTGATGCCACGGCTGACAGCCACGTTCAGCATGGAGGAACTGATGGCACTGGATGCGTTCATCAGCATGTTGCTGAGAGGATCGCGAATCCTCTGGGTGCTAGCCGTGATATATACCCGGCGGCCAGTTTCCCTGTTTAGGTCTTGAAGTTCTTTAAGCCTCGCTTCCAGTTCAAGGCTATTCCGCTTGGTATATGCCTTGCTGTCAGCAACATCTCCGACCATTAGCCGATAGACGGGCTTGCCCCCCTTCAATTCCTTGGGTTGCTTGACGTTCTGGAAGCTGGGGAAGAACTTGTTATTGTTGTTGTCGAGGCTTTCAAACAAGGTCTTCCTTAGGGGAACGTCCTTCGTGCCAGAACCATCCTCCTCAGGGGACATCACCTGATACGCCACCCCCTCATCCGCATAGAACTCCCGATAGAAGGGAAGGTAATCAGAGTTGGACTTCCATAACTCGCCCATCTGCCCGGAGATGACGCCCGACTTGACCATCAGGTTAACTATGGAATTGTTCCATAGCTGATACCTCTGATGCGCCAGCCTGATTTCAGGGTGCTGCACGCCTAGCTGCAACCCGATCTCAATGTCTTTTTCAGAAAACAGTACCTCTCTGCCTTCACCCTTCAGTCTTCTAGCTCGCACTGCCCCAGCATAAGCAAAGGTCTGTTCCATCAGGCCAAGGTTGCCCACCTCCTGAAGGATTTGCACCAGCCCTTCCGGAGGACCCCACTTACCTGCTGTCTCTCCCCTTCTATCAAGCCTTACTTCATCACCTGTAACCACATCTTTGTAAGCAGTGTCAGAAACTAACTGATCGTATTCCCTCCGCAACTCTTCTGCTGTTTGCGGGTCAATGCTATCTAGCACCTTCAGATTTATGGCATGAAAGAATCCACGGTCATATATTACGAAACCTTTATTTAATGCTGCCGCCACAACTCCAGTAGCTCTGGTGAACGCAGCAAACATGGCAGACGTGGAGGATTCCGCAGTGATCTCGTCAATCAGACCCTTCTTCAGGACCAGCTTCTCGTATGCCCTGAATCCTTCCCATCTGTCTACCATCCAATATCGGAAACGACTGCCAATAGACTTTTCAGAGTTAAGGCCCAGGCCACGCATGATCTTCTCAAAGAAGGTTTCATTCTCAGGCCCGCTTTCAAAGTGACGGTCGTAATATTCGCGCTGCTCCTTGCTCTGATTATTCTCCCAGTTCTCCCGGCTACGCCTCCGGACACTGTGTTTTTTCTTTAGTGAAGGGAGTATCCGCTCGTTAGGCTTGGCAGCCGCTGCCGCTTGCGCTGCCCGAAGACTGGAAGCCGGGTTGATCAGCGGCATAATTTTGGCCTCTGCCTCGCCCGCCTCTACGGGCAGTGCAAAGGCGGTATGCAACCCAAGAAATGCCTTATCTGTGTAGGCGGGATTTTCTCTCACAAAACTTTTGAATGCCCCGAAAGATTGCTCACGCAATACTAAAGTTCCGGGGAACCGCCATCGAGGATTGTTCCATTGCAGGACAACGTCACGTCCACTCTCATTCAGATCAAACTCAGTGGGAAATTTTTGATAGGCCCTGAGCATTCCCTCCATGAATGATTCAATGGAATCAAACGGAGTGTTCTGCTGGATATCGATGAGATGTTTTTTGGCATGGCGAATGCCAAAGCCATTGTTCTTCTGACCATCCCACTCGTTATGCCCAGGCTGGATAAAAACCCGGTGATCCTCTCCCTTCCAGAACAGTGGGGTAGGCGATATATAATAATCTGGGAAAAGAGCGTCGTAAGAAAGTCTATCCCGATAGTCTCCGGTTCGGATATCTCCGCCACGACGCAGTACATCCCTGATGCGCTTGGCTTCCTCGAAGGTCGGGGCCGCTGCCCTTTCTCTTTCTATGCGCCTTCGCTCACGGGCCTGCCTGCTCTCAGCGCGAGGACCTATCCTGCCTCCACGTCTGACGGCATAGAGTTCTCCAGAGCGCTCCACCATGTCCTGGGCAACATTCTCGGCCCATGTCCACGACGGCATGACGCCACTCTTCTGGTCGGCAAAAATAGTATCCGCCGCACTGGCGTTCCTATTTCTTTCGGTGTACGGACCGTAATTGAGCCAGGAGTTCTGGCCCCGTGTCTCGGATGTAACGGCTGGCAATGCTTCTTTGGAATACAAACGGCTATGAGCCTGCCACGCATTCTCTTCGCCCCGCCCCCTAAATGCAGTGCCCTCGATGCCATGGCCAAAGAAATCATGCACCACCCTGAACACATCATTCGCACGCATGGGCCTCCCGGTGACATCCACCTCTTCAGTGAACTCAAGCAAAGGATTTGTCGCTGGATCAAGCGCAGCAGAGGCGTCAGGCCCATATCCAAAGTCAGTCGGGAAAACCCACAAATGTTTATTGGCTGATAAATCTTCAAGTGCGCGTCTTGGGATACCGCCATAGGGGTCATCCATTCCCTCACGCATCATCTCAATCGTATAGCCCGCTTCCTTTATCACCTGATATTGAGCCAGAGTTTCGTCAATCATGGCCCGGTACGCCCGCTGTACAGCGGGGTCTGATGGGCTGTCCTCCATCTCATCAAATGCAGTGGCTATACGCGCTCCAAATTCAGGGTCAGCCTTAACGTATTCCGCCTGCCTGACATACGGAATGCCAGCCCGCTCTGCATAGATGCGGGCCGCTTCTTCTATTTCAGGATTAGGCCCAAAGGCTTTGGGTTCTATTCCCGGTAGGGGTTGACCTTCCCGTTGCTCTGGCGATACACGCGCCTCGCCCAGGCCAGCCGCTCTTCCCCGTCTATCTGCTCCGGGGACGCCCCTTCGCTCTCGTCGTATAGCGTAGAGGCCTTCCCTTTGTCCCTGTCTCTTACTTCTCTCTGCCCGGTCATATCTTGCGGTGAGTTCCTCTGCCGCTTTTCTCCGATTACGTATCCAGTCTTGAAGATCGGGTCGTCTGGTCTCGCTTCTCTCATCTAAAAGTCCCTTTCCATCAGGGTCAGCAGCCCAATCATGGACTGGCCCCTCTTCACCTATAGAACCAAACGTCGTAACTTCTTTGATCCCTAAATCTTTAGCGACAGCCCCTCCCTGCTGGGGATCGAACTCGGCAGTCAAGGACAGGAACCTGTCGTCTGCCATGAATTCGGGGATATTCTCTGCGACACGAGCGGCCCTGTCCCAAGGCACCGCTTTCATCTCGCCGCTGCGGTAGTTAATCAGAACTACACGATCAGGAGACACCTTTGTGTAGCCAACATTAAGACCGTAGACTTTTTTAAGTGCACTGAAGAATTGCCCTTCCTTCCTCTTGGTGAGAGGGGCATCAAACACAAACTGTATCCCCTGAGCGGCTTCATCTCCGCGCACAAAGTGTCGAACCGGACTATAGGACTTCCGTTCGTAGGGCTTCCCTGTCCTCTCTGCTGTTGCTTTCTTTCGCGCCTCTACCCTTTCTACTTTTGCTGCCTTTTCCGCCTCTCTCTGAATATATTCTTGCAGAATATTGACAGCCTCTCCGTATGTTCCGACTGCCCTCACAGCCTTCCCGGTCTTGGGGCTGACGATCTTGTATGACTTATCAAATTTTATTGTCGGATCGGCACGGAATATGGGCACCGCATCCTGCCTGAAGATGTACTGGATGGCCCGCGCATAAGCATAGGCGAGGCTATTGTCGAAAACCCCCTTTGGCTTTATCGGAACTAGCCCGGTAATAACATTCGGACCTATCTTAACTTCATAACCACCAGTGCTACTTCTCAGAACACCAAGTGAAACGCCCAGTTCCTTGGCGAGAAGATCGATGCCACCCTCATCGAGAAGAAGCTCGACCGCCTCCTCCGTGAAGTCCCTCTGATCAAGGACGGAGGCTCCGTGTATGGCGGTGCCAAGTTTGGCTGACGGGATTGCCTCCCAGGTTACGTTCTGGGCAATGCGCTCGACCATGTCCTTGAAGGAACCTCTGGCCGATTCTATGGATTTTGCAGCATCTTCTGGACTTGCCTGAAGAGCATTGCGCATCCATAGCTTCATGTGACCCACACGCTTAGGACCAAGGGTTTGAGGTGGGCTCGGCTTCCCATCCTTCCCTATGGTTGCAAACTTACTCTTTACACTTTGCCTGTTCGTCTTTTCCTTGACGGATGGAATTTCCGCCCGCCCCTTGATGGCAGACCACAACGCAGCCTGAACCTGATGTGGCAACCATCTACGATCACCATCCTTAAGGTCTGCGTTCAGGACACTTGCCATGCGCCGGATTTCATTTTCGGAGAAGCTGTACTTGCCACTCCCCCTGTCCTGCGTTCCAGCCGCATCAACATCATAACCAAAGGCACGAAGGACCCACAGGTCAACGGTTGCCCTTTTAATTTCCTTCAATATGCTTTGGTCCAGACTAAGCTGTGCAAGTTCCGCTTTGCTGGCGTTATTCACAATGTCGTGCATGATATTGAGGTAGAATGAGTTGGTTTTTCTGCCGCCCCAATCCTCACCGCGATCAAGCCACCTTTGAGCCTTGCCGTCCTGATCGGAAGTCTTCACATTAACAGGCTCGCCGTTCTCCCATTGGGTAAACGCCTTGATGGCAAACCCGGTGTTTGTGAATACGCTGGACTGCGGGGAGTATATTGCCAGCAAGCCAATGAACTTCTCTGCAAGAACGACATCTCCACCAGCTATCTCCAGAGCAGTTCTTGCACTATCTTCATACCAGAACCTGCCGCTTATCCCTTCCCTCACAAGCTGCGCGATCCGCTTTCGAAGCCGAACCACATCGCCGGATGTCTTGACCCACGATGGAACGCCAAGGATTTTCCCAGCCTTGGTGCGAGATGGCTTTAGCTTCTTCCATTCCGCATCTTCATCTATCCCCAGAGCACTTCCCTTAACCTCATCGGGTGCGATCTGCACGCTGGCGCTGTCTCTCCCAAGCCGCCGCACTGCATACTTAAAGGTTTCAGCCGGGGCATCAGCCCGCCCTTGACGGGTCGCCCTTGCTGACGCCTCTGCCCGCGCCTGCTCTTCTGCGCTCACCCCAGGAGCAGGAGCGGCGGGGCCAGTCTGTGGTCCAGTCGTGTCATCTCTTAGGCCAACAAATACTTGGTTCGCGCTCTGGAAGTCCGCATCTGCGAGAGCGCCCCGCAGCCTGCGGAAGAAATCAACAATGCGCTCAAGCAAATTACGGGGCTTGCCAGTAATCTTCTGCAACTTGCCGTTGACATAGATATCCTTGTTGCGACCAAAGTCACTGAAGGCATTGGCAATTGCCTCCTCGACAAGCCCCTCTTCGGAGAGGGCGTATTTTTCATAGTCCCTCTGCGCTTCTTGGTAATAGGTTTCGTCGCTTGCAGTACCGGCTTTCTTGACAAAGTTTGTAAGCGTTCTCCAGTCGGCATCAGTGAATAGACCCAATTCCTTCAGGGCATGGATGGTTTCATGGTCGAGAACCTGCTCTAGGTCTCGCATTGCCGCTTCCCTGGTGCCCTTCGGTTTGCGGATCGCATCAAGAGCAAGAGCTATGGTCATCTTGGCGGAATTATTCTCTCGCCTGAGGACCCCCAACTCACCACCCTCTAATGCGCTCACCAGTTCTAGCGCAACAGGAGAAGCCTTCAGGCCCTTCACTTTATTCAGTCGTTTGGTTAGGTCTGCCAGAAACTTATCCACGCCACCAAGGCTCTGGAGTTTGTCACGCACCTCCTCTTTAACAGTTGCTCGACCAATCTTTGCTTTGAAATCGGCACTGGCCTGAGCCAACGACATGGGAGTGCCATCGGTTTCTGCCCGCCGTATCTTGATCCCCTCTCCGACAAACGGAGCGCCGGGTTCAGCAGCGGCTGCTGCCCGCGCTTCTGCCTCTATCAGTTCGCCGCGTTCAAGAGGACGCAGGCCTTCTATATCTTCCTCTCTGATACGACCCCTGAGAGGACCCCTTGGGCCACCCTCTATCTGTCGAGCGATGGTGTATTCGGGCACATATTCTTCTGGGCCGCGTGCCCTTTCTCCAAATGGCCGCCGGTATTTATCGGTAGCTATATAGGCGTTCTCACGCCTCCGTGATTTGATAAGATCGCCGCGCTTCACAGCCTCTCTGATAATGCTTTCCGAAAGACCGCCGCGAATGCCAAGGCTATTGTTGATGTCGGACTTTAGAACTTCCCCTTCTTCCAGACCTTTATCCAGCCTAGCAGACATCAGGCGTGCGGTGTTTATGGCCGTGGCATATTGCTGACCATTAAATTCCGGCTCACGAATGACCGGCAAGGAGCGCAATTCGCCTGCCGGAAAAGAAGGAAGCTCCCCTATTGC